GGTTTCAATATCCGTATCGGTTGATGCGGCGTGAGTGGAACGGTTTACTTGTAGGCCCCGATGAATATGAGCCAAAACACCCTCAATTGGGTCCTTTCCGCAAGGTTACGGACCCTCAAGCTTTGGAAAATGCCCGCCCTGAACAGAGCTTAGATGAGCAGAGAAACACTCAATACGGGTTCAATCCAGTTGGTTATAGGGACATTGCGGGTATTACACCGCCTAATAAACTGGTAGGACTGGGTCAAACAGGCACTGTAAACGTCTTTATCCCGCCGATACCTGCGGGTAGTGCGGGCGTTAGCGCGGTCGGAACAGTTACGGTGGTGATCTAATGAGTTTTACATACAACGAGCTTAAACAAGCAATTCAGGATTATACAGAAAACGCGGAACCGACTTTCGTTAATAATATTTCTGTGTTTATTCGAGCCGCGGAAGAGCGCATTTTGAAGAATGTGCAATTAAACCTGTTTGAGAGAAATCTTACGGGTACGATGACGACAGCTAACCCGTATATTGCCTGTCCTTCTGATTTCTTGGCACCTTCTAGTTTGCAGGTTGTCCCTTCTGGTTCTGCCGCCACGGCTCCTTATGGGGAGCGCATTTACTTGGAATGGAAAGAACTTTCTTTTGTTGAAAGTTATACACCAGACCCCGCAACGACAGGTGTGCCGAAGTACTACGCGCAGTTTGACGTAGGAAACTTTAGGTTGGCTCCAACTCCCGATGTCGATTATGCGTTTGCAATTCAATACTTGTATCGCCCTGCAAGTCTAACTTCTGTTGCTAACCCGGCGACGGGAACAACATGGTTGAGCGAAAATGCAGAGTTAGCGATGCTTTACGGGTCATTAATTGAAGCTTATACCTTTATGAAGGGTGAGGCGGACATGATGGCAAATTATGACAAACGCTTCCAAGAGGCCGTTATGGGTCTGAAAATGCTAGGAGAAGCGAAAGAAACCACACAAAACTATCGTGTTGGTGAGGTTGTGAGGAATAAACAGTAATGTTCAAGCTTGATTTAGAGGTGGCAGAAGAGCCCATCGTAACTGTCCATACTACAGATGGACGGGGATTTACGCCTGACGAAGTTGCAGAACGTTGTGTAGAAAAATTGATCAGCGTATCGGATACAGCGCATCCTGCTATTCGTGATCAAGCACGAGCGTTCCAAAAGCACATGGAAAAGGTGGTTGCATACTACATGCGCGAAGCTATTCGCAGTGACCGCACAACCGTGTATAATGCCCTTAATGATGCGGGGCATCCAGAACTGGCTGACGCAATAAGGAGATTATGACATGGCGATCACCCAAGCAATGTGTAGCTCATTCAAGCAGCAACTGCTTGAAGGCAAGCATGACTTCACGGCCTCAACAGGCCACTCATTTAAACTGGCTTTGTTTACAAGTTCAGCGACACTAGGCGCGGCTACGACAGACTATTCGACTACAAACGAAGTGACTGGCACAGGCTATACGGCTGGCGGCGGTGCGTTGACAAACGTAACACCAACTCTTGATGGTACGACAGCTATCACAGATTTTGCGGATTTGACGTTCTCTACAGCGACAATTACTGCAAACGGTGCGATGATTTACAATACTACCACTGGTGGCGGCTCAAGCACAACGGATTCTGTAATTATCTTGGCGTTTGGTGGCGATAAGACATCAACCGCGGGTGACTTTACTATTCAGTTCCCAACTGCGGACGCAAGTAACGCTATCATCCGAATCGCCTAAGCGGTAAAGTCCGATGGCAGTGATTTCGGGATGGGGTAGAGGTACATGGTCCCAATATACTTGGGGCGAACCCCTTCCGGTTGTTGTCACGGGAGAGGCGGGAACAGGTGCGATTGGCACCGTTTCTGTCGTTGCAGAAGCTAATGTTCCAGCGACAGGGCTGGCTGCATCGGGCGCAGTCGGCTCTGTTTCTGTTGTTGCGGAAGCAAATATCGCTGTTACAGGCGAAGAAGTTACTGGTGCTACAGGTTCTGTAGACGTTATAGCGAAAGCGGTTGTTGCCCCGACAGGTATTGAGGTCACGGGTGGTGTTGGCAGCGTTACTATAAGTGCCGCGGCAAATGTTCTAACCACAGGTGTAGATGCCGATCTTCAGGGCGTAAGGGGCTTAGATTTTGTAGGTGTCGGCGACACTCAAATTTCTACCACAAAGTCTAAGGTTGGTTCTTCCAGCGTTTATCTTGACGGAACTGGAGATTATTTAACTTCTGGTAGATATAATTTTGGCACAAGCAACTTTACTGTAGAGGCGTGGTTTAACCCAGACAGCGTTTCTGGTAGCCAAAACATCATTGATCTAACCGTTGGTGATTCTCAAAAAACTAACATGATTGCCCGGATGACCGGGTCAAGTTTAGTTGTTTTGATCGGCGGCTCTAACACCGTTGTTAATAAATTTGGTGTATTTTCGGTAGGAACGTGGACGCATATTGCTTTGATGCGCACCGGAAGTACTGTTTATGCCTATGTTGATGGCGTAAGAGTTGGTCAGTTTAGTACAAGTTCAAGCTTCGGAGTTACAAAAGTAGAGCTTGGTGGCTCTGTTTTGAATTACGAAGGGTACATTGATCACGTTAGGTTCTCTTCTACAAACAGATACGGGTTTGGTGCTAACTTTACGCCTTCTACGACAGCATATGTTGGCGATTCTGACACTAAAACGATCCTTGAGTTTGAAGGATCAGATGGCTCTACAGACATTGTAAACAGCTTTGTTCCGCAGGTTGTTACTGTTGCTGCAAATGCGGATGTCGCTCCGACAGGTCTAGCGGCTACTGGCGGCTTAGGCTCTGTTGATATTGACGCCGCAGGTAACGTCCCCGCTACTGGTATTGAAGCAACGAGCGGCGTGGGCAGCGTTACGATTGATGCGGGTGCTGAAATCGCGGTCACTGGCGAAGAGGCGACGGGCGCGGTTGGCACGGTTGGCGTCGATGCGGCGGCGAATGTTATTGTTCAGCGTTTTCAAGAAAGTTTAGAGGGCCAAGTCGGCACAGTCGTAGCTGGCATATCTGTTGACGTTATAACAACAGGATTGTCTGCAAGCCTAAATGTTGGTAATGTGTTCGTGAAAATCGACGCTAAACCAATCATAGTCGGGGAGGCGTCACGTGGAGAAGTAGGCAATGTTAAGGTCAATAGCCAAGTTGTACCTGTACAGAACCCGATATACACCAATCCGAATGGTGCATCACCGGGGGACCCACTATCTGCGCCATCATATGTCGAACCCGGCGGCGTCATTCGTCCCGGCGCACCCTTATCAAACCCCGGCTATAAAGAGGTAGCGTAGGAGAAATATATGCCCAGTACGTTTACAACAAACTTCGCGATTGAAAAGATTGCTACAGGTGAGCAGTCTGGTACGTGGGGTGATACATCCAACTTTAACGTCGATATTTTTGATCGTCTTGCGGGTTATACGCAAATTACGATGACAAGTACGACAGAAACTTTGCAGGTACGACCCGCGACGCCTTCTCAGGGTGGCAGCAACGTCGAAGACGGTATGTTCCGCGTTATTGAGTATATTGACGGTGCGGATTTGGGTGGCGACGTCACTTTGACGATTGCTCCTGCAAGCACGAAAGCGTTCTTCTTTATAAAAAACTCTCTTACAGCGGACCGCAATATCATCGTTACGCAGGGCAGCGGCACGAATGTGACGGTTCCGGGCAGCGGTAAGGTTAGCATCTTGTACGGTGACGGTGGCGGATCGGGTGCAAATGTGGTAAGTATTAGTGATACTCTGGCAATGTCGAATCCTGAGATTTCTGGTGGTACGGCGACGGGTTTAACGAACTTGAGCATGGCGGATGCTGCGGCTCAGGCGAGGGCACATACAGGGTTAAATGTAGATGCAGCGGGTACTGCCGTGGCATTATCAATTGCGTTAGGATAGTCGAATGGCAACAAACACGTTTAAAAGAAAGCTTTCAGCAAGCGTAGGCACGACGGCTACTGCGGTTGGTGGCTACCAAGTAGAATTGAACATCCAGACAACGGTAATCGGTCTGGCCTGTGCTAACCGCACGGCTTCTCAGATTACGACGAGTGCGTATTTGGAGGCATCGGACGGTACGATTGTTTACCTGATTAAAGATGCGCCTGTTCCAAGCGGCGGTTCGTTGGTCATCATTGGTGGTGATCAAAAGGTTGTTATGGAACTGAGCGACCAGATCAAGGTTGTATCGGATACGGCGTCGTCTTTGGATGTTGTGATGAGCATCTTGGAAATTGACACGTCTGCATAGGAGCGACTAGATGGCATATCAAGGTAACGCCCCAGCAACGGTATATACAAGCACCACAAAGGACACGTTTAGTGGCGATGG